AATAGGAAGTAGTGGTGTACTTATCTCACGATAGTTACTACCGGAAATAAGACTTCTAAGATCAGCATTAATCTTTTCCTCTTTGATTTCCTCTTTACGAACAAGGTCTTTGTCAAGTTTTATAAGTTCCGGATGAACTGTTCCTGCAGCAGCAATATCTTTTTTGGTAATCTTTGCTTTTACATAAAATAGCTTATCACCACCAGACCATGTATCAAGCCCGTAAACAGCTTCAAATCCTTTCTTGACCATTTTATCATAAAAGGATAGATCATCGCTCTTATCATGCTCAAAATCGTATTCATCGGTACTAAACACTACAACTGGTATATGCAATTCTTTCAGCTTATCAAGAACTCGATTACTTGTACCTAATGAACGAATCATAATAGTAGTATCTTCTTCATGTGCAAGAATAATATTGTTCATACGATGTTCAAAGCTTTTATCATCATAACAGAAGCTATTAGTACAAGAATTGATTTTGTAGTCCGGGAACAAAGAACCATGACTAGAAGTACAGAATTGGCAAGTAATACACTCAGCCAAGCTAAAAGAAGCATTGTCTAAGTTTTTTGCAAGATTTTGTATTTTCGATTTTAAATCTTTTAGATTAAGATCATTCCACCGATAGTAATCACTGGCTTCTTCACTATAACGAATTTTGTAAATATCTAACTGAACATCTTTGTCAAGCTTACATAATTCATAAGCATGAGAAATAGATAATTCATTTTCATCAAACATTTTTACAAACTCTGGGATAAGCTCAAGCAAGCGTATTCGATGCATTACGAATGTAACCGGTTTACCAACCTTTGCAGAGATATCAGCAAATGTCCAACCTTTATCATTAAGGTCAGCAAATGCCCGTGCTTCATCCATAGGTTCGATATCCTGGCGCTGTAAGTTCTCAATGATCATTGCATCCAGTGCTTCTTCATCGTCCATTTCTACAATAATACATGACATTGTTTCCATTTCAAGAAAATCGCATGCACAATAACGACGATACCCCATGATTACTTCATAAACATCATGTGCCGGATTATCATCAGGAACAAGACGTACAGTAATAGGCTGCAATAACCCTACTGATTTAATACTTTGTGATAACTCAATTATAGAGTCTTGATTTATTGTTTTCCGAGGGTTTAGCTTGGACGCAACAATGTACATTAATGGAATTTGAACAATTTCATTCATAAAATAGAATCTTTATAATAATCAATTAAAATACGAATAGACTCAGACTCATAAGTATCTTTGTTACTATGAATATTCATTAAATAATCTATACGATCATCAATAGTAATATCATTTTTGTCAATTTCAGTTTCAACAATAATTTCACTTTGATTTTTTATTGCTAATCCGGCAAGTTCATCACATCTTTCATTTCCAAATACACCACTATGGCCTTTTACCCATTGGATATTTACAGTTACAATAGATTTTACTTTTTTGTATTTATTTACTGTATGAGATATTAATGCTATATTTTTCTTATCAGATAGTTTACCGGTTTTTACCCATTTATCATACCATACAGTTATACACTTAATGGCATAGTCACTATCAGAAAAGATATCAATAACAGTATCATATTTTGAAAGGTATTTATTTGGATTAGATAGAATAAAATCAAATACAGCTTCAATAGCACATATCTCAGCAATATTATTTGTTTTATTTCCAATGAACTTAGAAAAGGAGTTTAATTCATGCTTATCATGAAATCCTTTTGTTTCAATAAATGCATATCCAGATGGTCCTGGATTGGTAGGTTCTGTAGCTCCATCAGTAAAGAAGCAAAAATAATTTTTCAAATCATTTTATTATATTATTATATATACTAGTATTTAATATATTATATATAGAATACGTTATAATAGGTAGTGGAAGAGAATGAAGTTTAGGTATAAGAATCCCAAGGCAAAGACAAACAAAAAAAAGTTTGCAATGCATTGGGTTCTTTTCCTAATTTTACTAACAGGCATTAGTTGTCGAAAGTTAGCACAGGGCAATACACTAACATGTGGTATTACTTTGATTACTTTAGATGCATGTCATCTGTCCATGGATTAATCTTTGCTCCATCCTTCTATCGAACATCCCTCCATTTCTGGAACTTTTGAAGGTTTACGATTATAGCCAAACGTACATTATACACCGATAGACTATAAAAGAGAAACCCCTAACACATTTCTCGGCAAAGAGCGGGTGTTAGAGGTTTCAAAGGCATTTCGACAATCGAATCAGCCCTAATTTCTTTTATAATGTATCACTCTTTGCCTGTAATTCGATACAAAGAAAGAGTATTTCCACAAAAGCACCAAACAATTCGCTAATTATTTGTACTCTTTAATAGAAAGTTTTTCCAAGATATGCTCCATAGTAGTGTTTAAAGCTACTGTAGACGCCATTTCTTTATCAAGTAAAGAGTAATATGCTTTTGCTTGAATAAGTAATTCCTGAGCATGTCCTTGTCCTTCTTGATGGCTATCAATACTGTAGATAGTCACCCAGCCAAGTCCTTCACCAAAAGTAGCGCAACAGCTTTTGTATTTTACTTCTGTCAATTCCATTCCTAAATGATTACCGGGAGACATGTATAGCTTTTCTTCTGCAAACTGATTAAATGGAAGATATTGAAGTGTACCATTAGACAACACTACTGGCATCATACCAATAATAAATACATCAGAGCGTTTCTTTGTCCAATAACTCAATGACACTTCATTATTGATAAATACAGCCATTTTAAAATCATGTGGATTTTCAATATCTAATTCGAAAATAGTATTACCATCTTTGAATTTACGTTCATAAGAAAGAACATTCAATTTGTATCGATCACATTTACATTCAATAAAAATAGTACCAAGTTCAATGTCATTTGACATATGATCACCTTTCAATACTATAAAAGCATTTTCAATATTTACGTCTTTCATGCTATAAATTGTATTCTTTTACTAAAAACTCAGACCATGCTATATTTTGAGAAATAATTCCTGGGAAGTCTGTTTTTCCTGGTTTATATTCTTCTGTAGCTATATTAAATATTGACCACAAACTCATATTGGTAGAATCACGCTTGATACATTCCAATAAATAATTCTCAACAAATGTTGAAATCTGTGTTTGATTGAGAGGATAGTTTTTACCTACATTTGCTTCCAACTTCTTTAATGACTTTTCAGAAGAATCTTTTACAACACGTATAGTATTCAACCGGCCAATAAGCGACATAGTATCGTTATAAGATACTTCAATAGCTTTCATGCGCGATATTACCTTCTGGTCATGTGAACGTTGCTCAGTGAAGTTCTGCATCCAATCATCAATGATTTGGAATACTTTATCCAGGTCTTTAATCTTACCATCTCCACCATAAGTAGAAATCATTCTGTCGGCTGCCAGAATACATTGGTTATGACAAATCTTTACGTTTGGACCAATAGCTATCTGAATGCCATCTTGGTGGAATGCAACGGCAAGACCAGTGTTCGTTTCATCATCTTCCAAATCATTAATCCGGATTGTAGTAAATACGCGACGAAGAACATGCGCTTGAATAGAATTATCTCCATACTGAGCTTCTAATTCCTTTGATACTGATACACCATCACGACCAGCCTTTTTGTTGTTGGCAGCAAAGATTGATTGAACATTAAAATCCAAATGGTTTTTTGCTATTATAGCACCAATACGTTCAATAAGCTCATAGTGATAGATACCATTGAAAGAGGGTTTACCATCAAAATTCTTTTCATGGTAGGTTTGTTTTAAAACATCAAGTTCCATTTCCTGAACATTGTTTGATTTGAAATCGAAAGTTTTCATATGTTTTGTTATTATGAGATTGAAACATTATAATTATCTTCACAAGGCTCTAGGAACCCATTACGGCCATCTTCTTCCATATTACGTAGAGCAAGACGTTTTGCACATTCACGTTCTGTTTCATCATTTGCTTTACGTTGACGTGCTTCTTCATGAGATATGTAATACATTTTGCTTACTACAATTTTATACGCGTTTTCCATTTATTTATTTTTGATTTAATTTCCATTCATTGTAACCAAGGTTGAAAGCAACCAGATCATTATCTTTCAATAGTTGTCCATAATTATCTCTTCTTTTTCGCATTATGCCAGCAATGATAAATTCATCATCACCAAGAGATTCACCAAGCTCATTCAGATACTTTACGTAATCCTTTTTAGTATTAGGAAAACGTTTTGGTACATTACCATCAATCTTACCCATTTTCTTGTTTTAAAAGTTCATCTGCTATTTCATAAGATGCTTTAGCCAATCCATCTTTATTAGATAGCCCAGTAGTCATATGACTATTTGATAATATCCCTTTCATTGCCATTGTAGCAATAAATAATCTTTGAGACATACCTGGCTCATAAGAATTATCTGAAGCAGCAGAAAATGTAGGTTTTTGTCCTAATCTTTGTTCTCCCATTATTTTTGAGTATTTAATTCATTAAACTTCATAGTCCCAAAATCAACTATCCATCGTTGGACAGCCTTAGAGTCGTCAGACATATCACCATCTCTATTCTTTGCTACCTCAGCAATAAGCATATTCTTTAAAAGCTTTTCTCTCTTTACAAACATAGAAGTACCATTTGAATTGATACAGTTAATATCCGGAAGAGAAGAATGCTTTTTGATAAGGTCTTTATGCATTCCTGGATTATTCAATAGAATAATACCATTAGCAACATCAGCAAAACGAGTGGTTCCTTTCATGTGACTAAGCTTTGGACGATAGGCTTCTTCAAAATTATTCTTACTCTCCATTTCCTTTGTCATATGGTGCAAGAATATCACAATAGCTTTATGTCCTTTCTTATCGGCATTGTTTACTATAGCACGAATACTGGCTGCAACCTTATCTTCAATTTGAATTTGGTTGGAACCAGCTGGGCTGTTATACAAATCATCAATAAGCATGATATTGTCAATAATAAGAAAACACACTTTCTTTTCTCTTTTCTTTATGAATCGATTGAAAGTGCGCGATATGGTTGATATCGTTTCTTGCTCATTTACAAAATCTATATCGTACTTAGAGAACTTGTTTATCTCTCCTGTAACGGACTTTAATTCGTCATTGGATAATTTGTACCCTTTACCCTGCATTTGTGCCTCAGTGAGTCCTGTTTTCTTTGCAGCGAACAGTCTAATGATCTTTGTATCGCTATCTTCCATTGAATACCATAGAGCAGCTACATCTTCCGGATTGATTTCAAATATAGAACGCATAAGTTCAATAAGGAATCTAGTTTTACCGGCGCCACGCGATGCTGCTATACCAAGGATAAACTTTGGAGCAAGATATACATGTTCATCAAGCAATTTAAACCCAGTTCTTAGGTATGAAATATCTTTACCACTAGAGTAGTTTTGAATTTCATTTATAGCCTTATCAACCGAGTTCTTCATGTGCTTAATCTGTTTATCATTGAAGTTCTCAAATATCTTCTCTAACTCTTCGTAAACACGTTCATAGATTTCTTTAATATCTACGTCGTATTTGTACAAGTTATTGATTTCATTTGAGAACAGTTCAATCATAGTACGTCGAACATACATTTCAA